AAAGCCCCTGCACTGTAGCCCCTCTGTGAGGCCTCTGTAGACCCCCCTTTTGACCCCCTTTGACCCCCCTTTTGGGGGACAAGATACGCCCCTGCCCTGCCCCTGCCTACCATCTGCTGTTCTTCCAGGCTGCTCTCACTGCTGTCTTATCAGACTTGCGCCCGTTGCATACCCGGCATAAAGATTGGAGGTTTGCGATGTCATGGTTAGGGTCACCTGTCACCGAGGGTGGGCGTATGTGATCTATAGTCCAGTCCCCCCCCGTTAGTTCTGCACCGCAGATAACACACTCAGGGTCTAAGACTGTCTTCGCATAGGCGCGCGCTTTGTTCCACTCTTTCGAGTTGTGCCAATCCGCCATGTTCTTTCCTTAGTCCAGCATCTCTTACATGGTACTACTTCATTCCCTCGAGTTGTGTGAGGGGTATCGCAAATAGGGCATTTCATGAGTCTCTAAGCCCGTGATAAACAACGACTGTCAAGTAGCTGAATGTAGCTCCGAGCAGAATCATAGTTAGCCAGGGAACATAGGTTGTTATGAGTGTTGCAAGTAGGTTTACCCCTACTAGGAAAAATGCGAGTATGACCATGCCTGCTGCTGTTTTCATAAGCGTTTGCGCTTTCTGTGTGAGCGTTGTCTTATACATAGGTTAGTTGTCTTTCTTATAGTTCGCTGAATGTAATTAGTGCGCCTTGATCGGCCTCACTGCCTGCCCACACCTTATTAGCTAAGATTTGGCAGATTTGCGAATCGTCTGAGAGAAGTCCGGCTTTGTCTGCTGAATCGCCTACCGCCCTTATGAGCTTATCGAGATCTGGCTTTTGGGAAGGGTAATCTTTTGTGTTGCTCTTAGCTCGAGGCATAAAGAAAATCACCTCTAGACAAACTGCACCAGTAAGTGGCTGACATGAACTGTTTGCTGACTCAAGTATTTCAGTGAGTGTCTTGCGCCATGCCGGGAGCTTTTTATTGCTCTCAACTATGACCGCGCGCTTGCCAATTACAAACGCATTCTTTGAACCCTGTGGCTGAGGTATTCCCGGTACAAAGACCTGAATCATCTTAGAGTCTGTCTATCAGCACTATAACCAAGAAGAAGAATCAAACGCTTAGAGTCCCTACTCCTACGCCTGCCAAGAATACGATGCTGGTTAGTGGTTGCCTATTTTTTCTAGTAATGATCTCTGACCTTTTTTCTTTAGTCATCGAGTGCCTCATTAATCAGCGTTATAAGCTCCGCTTCGCTAATTTTGTGAGTCCTGTTTGATGCTCCGTCAAATAGTCGGAAGTAGTCGTAAACAGCTTTGTAAATTGCTTCTGCTTGCGTTTTTTCAGTCTGCATCTTGACCGTCTAGGATTGCGTCTTCTATTTCCTTAGCAAGGAATGGATACTTGAGTGTTTCTAGAATGTCGCGAGTCTCTGCCAAGTCCTGTATCAACTTGATAATGCGCTTGCGCTCTAGCTGCACTCCGGCTTCGTAGCCTTTCGTAAAATAGAGTTTGTTAGCGATTTCTGTCATGTCTGGAATCACTGAAATACCTTTTTCGTAGTCAGAAGTTGGTATGCCCTTTTCGTAGTCAGACATCAGAACGGCGCATTCTCGAAGCCTGAAACTTGCGCCATAGTAGCGCCCTGCTGTGTCTTGCTTCGCGCCTGAACTAGCTGTGCCGTTTGCAAGTGATGTTCAACTACGGTCTTTTCAACGTCTGAGTCTTTAGGCGTGTATTTTCCTATCTTCGTCGATAGCTCTCCGGTTAGCTCTATCCAGTCACCTTCTTGAAGATGCTCTGCTTGCGAGAAGTCGAACCAACAAGTCCAAAGTCTTGAGAAGGGCTTAGTGTATCCTGGAACGTCGTAGTTCTCCCAAACTGAGATCCTTCTTCCTTCCCAGCCAATTAGGTTTACGTCTCCTGTGATTGTGATTTTTGGCATTTGATTCTCTTTTCTGTGATGAGTAATTTCTTGCTATATATAAACATAATGCTTATGTATAGTTATTAAGTTAAATGTCTATATATAGAACCTTTAATAATGCTTATATATATATCTATATATAGAAGATGTATCTTATTTTAATTTTTCTAATCTGTCGATGCAGATTTCTATCGTTTCAGCGAGATCTGTATCTGTCAAAAGTATCTTTTTCCTGAAATCCCAAAGCTCAAAAGTAAGTTGCTTTCTCATGTCTTCGCGACCATGACCATAGCCGCGTTTGTAACCCGTTAGCCAAGTCCGCTCTGTGAACTCTTTCCAGTCTGTTTCCTGCTGCATGATTCTCCTGTCTGTCAGATAGAATTACTACCGGGGGCATAGCTATCTGTGGGCTATGTCCCCTTCGCTTTTACTTTGTATCTACTGCCTTTGCCATCTCTGTAATCTGCTCTAGGAATCGCTTAGGCATTCCATGTAGCTTGGCATCGCTGTAAAGCTCTCTAAGCCCCTCAACATCACTACTTAGGGCTAGGACACTTGCGCGACCCTCAAACCCCTTTAGAGACACTGCCAAAGCCTCCTGTGAGGCTGCCTGCATTTCCTCCGCGCTAGGTCTAACGCTGTGACCGTCTTTTTTGCTAGAGAACCCGAGCGTTGATAAAGCCCTGCCGATTGCGCTAGTGCTGCAATTCTCGATAAAGCTAGTTTTGTTTATTGGGCTTGAGTTTCTAGTTTCCTGAGCAAAGTCGATAGCTGCTGCCCTCATGTCTTCCCGGTCTGTGTAGACACTTGCCATAATCACTATCTCGGTCTCGTTGATTAGCTTTATCTCGGTGTGTATTCTGCCGTTTGGGTGCTTCTCCCAGAACTTAGCTATTCGATCCGCTACTGGCTCGTAGTTATCCATGAATCCCATTTTTACCCTCCTGTGATTTTGAGATAAGGCGCGCCGCCAGATCTGCTTTGTAACATTACAACGTTCTCGCCGTCTACATAACCGTATTTAGCGCCCTTCATGCTGCTTTGAATAACCGATTTCCTAAGTGTTGCCTGCTGCTTCCAGAACTTTTCTTGCTCTAGTGCCGATTGCAGAAGTCGGTATTCCTCGCGGTCTATTTCTATTTCTGTGTCTTCTATGTCCGGATGCAGAATCCTAATTGCGCTGTAAGTAGAATCGCTGCCTTCTATGTCTGGCTGCTCTCCTGTCCTTACAAGCTCTAGGAAGCTCTCTGCCGCCTTCATAAGTGCCTCAGCCTCTATCGGGTCATACTCAACCGTAAACTCCCTGTATTCGCCTCCTGCGACTGCACAAAGTACACCGGGGCTATGCAAGCCTGTTACGATCATGTACCAAAGAACCTGAAGCCTGTAATGCTCCGGCAAGATAGGCATAGCGTTTCTAGAGAATTTGATTTCAAGAATGTAAAGCCTGCCATCTTCATCTTCTATAACGCCATCGGGGTTAGCGTGAAATGATGCGTTCTTCTGTGATTCGTAAGTGTAATCTCCGGTATGAACTATGAGATGTGGGTGCATGTCACCGAATAGCCGAGCTATTGCAGGCTCGAAGTAATTGCCTAGCTTCATAGCCATCGTGCTTTCTGTAGGCGATAGCAAGCCAGACTTCTGCGCCCATAAGTAGACCGCGCTAGTCCAGGGAGATTTATTCATTATCGGAGCTATGTCGCTGCCGCCGATTGCGTTAGATCTCTGAGCATGCCACTCAGGAGATCCTGCCGGGTGTGTGCCGATTAGAGTGCCGCCTAGTTTGGCGATTGTCTTGTTTACTGTGATCATGTTTTGGAGCATAGCAAAGCAGCGCGACATAATTGCAGTTATTGTTTAGGCATGAACTCAGAACAAGCTCTCACTGCACTAGCAGAAGGCATAAAAAAGACCGGGGCAACTGCCTGTCAGACTTCTGACCCTGATGCTTGGTTTCCAGAAGGTGGCGTTCCTAATACTAGCCTTAGGTCAGCTATTAGTCTTTGTAAGGTCTGCCCTGTTAGGTCGCTGTGTCTAGAGTTTGCTTTAGTGAATGATGAGAAGCATGGTATCTGGGGAGCAGTAAACACTAGGCAACGCGCTAGATTGCGTAACGCTAGAGGCTAGTGTAAAAAGTAGTCCGAGAAGGGTGTAAAAAGTTAGACACCTGGAATGTGTGGTGGCTCTATTCCCTCGGTTACGTCTTCGTATTCCTCAGGGTTGTTTACCTCGGTGTTCTTGACTGCCATCACTGAAGCAAAGAATGCTAGGGCTGCCGCGACGCTGCTAAGTATCTGCTGCGATTGCTCTCCGGTAACTATCCCGGCGATTACTAGAAGCGGCACTAATCCGGCTACTGCTGCGTAGATTGCTTTCCTGATCTGTGGGTTAAATCTCATTTTGCGAACCTTTCCAATAGGGCTAGTGGGTCGAATGTTTGACCATAGAAGATGTGCTTAGGTGTGTCTCCGTAGGTTAGATGAAGATGGCTGCCGCGCGAGGCGCTGCCTGTGTTACCAACTGCCGCGAACCACTTATTACCTTCCCAGATTTTAGTACCTACCTTATGCTTGCTCTTTACCTTCAAGTGAGCAAAGCCTAGATACATAGGCATGTCTTTGCCTTGATGCCAGAAACGTAGGACTAAGCAGTTACCTAGAACATCGCTCCAAGTGTTTACTACTATCGTGCCTGTTTCCGGTGCTGTGATCCACTCGCCTGTCGCTGCGCCAAAGTCTAAGCCCCTATGCGGACTAGTCCTGTTAGCTGTAGCTCCGTAGAGTGCTGTGATGCTTGACTTAGGTAATGGGTATCTCAAATTAGCACCTGCGAAACAACGGTAACAGCGAAAGCGGTAAGAGCAGCAGAAGCGAAAGCAGTAATCCAAGCGTTCTTCCACCGAGCCTTTTCTAGCTCTCTTATTCTGTCCTCGTGATCTTGAATCATCTTGAACCCGGCTTTTACTTCTGCCATGTCTCCTACTAGCTGTAGTAGTAACTGCTGCTGTGTGCTGTTTCTTGGTATCTGCTCAGACATTAGTTGTCTGCCTCTAACTGAGTTGCTTCCCAGTCAAGAACTTCTTCGTTCCAAAAATACATAAGCCCGTCAGTAGGGTAAGGAATCGGCGTTGTCCACTGGCAACTCAACTTATCTAGCTTCCAAGACTTATAAGGCTTAGGCGCAATAAACGCGTCTAATTTTTCATCATAGGTAAACCCAATACCTGCGAAATTTTTTCGGATTTCAATAGAGGTTAGAAGGCACTTTTGCCCAGTTACGGTACTGTAGTGTTCTTCCCAGTTTGTAATCCCATCAACTACCTCAGTTTGTTCTCTACCTATAAAGACATTAGTGACTTTGTTTTTATCGTTTACATAAGCATAAGTTGCCATAATTTCCTCTACTTACTAAAGCTAATTGTGCCAGAACCCGAAACAATGCTGGTAACTAAAAAGCCCCCAGAAGGTGAAGATGTTGATGATGTAAGACCTGCACTGACAGTTACGCTAATTCCGGCCGGGTATTTGATAATAACTACGCCAGAACCACCTGCGCCCCCCCCTCGGTTACCAGCATAGCCACCATCTCCAGTATTAGCAGAGCCAGAAGTTCCTGCGCTGCCGCCGTCACCCCCTCTCGAGTATGTGACGCTAGTTCCTGTTATTGAGCTTGCTTGCCCTGTCCCACCAGTTGCAGCAGAGCCTGAGCTTCCTGCACCACCACCACCACCACCAGTAGATCCGCTATAGTTAGCGCCCTCATAACCTTGAGCTGTTGTTCCTGCTGCTCCAGATGTTGAGCCACCGCCACCACCGCCACCAGAACCTCCGACAGTTGCAGGTTGCCAACTAAAGCCAGTTATTACTGATGAGCCTCTACCTCCCCCGTTTGAGGTTATAGAAGACAATACAGAATTTCCGCCTTGAGTAGAATTAGTTGAATCAAAAATCCCCCCTAGACCTGGCGAGCCGATTGTAACAGTTAATGAGTCTCCTAATAAAACTATTAAAGCAGACTCAGCACTAGAGCCACCACCAGAAGACCCAAAAGAAGTTCTAAACCCACCAGCACCACCGCCCCCAGGTTGATTATTATCATTACCTCCACCGCCACCGCCCCCAGCGACAACTAGAAAATCAAGTGTAAATTCACTTATTGCACCGCTTGCGGCCCAGATACCCCAGGGGACTAAACTCATGCGAGATCGCCGACTAGGTAATAGCTGTTTGTCGCTTTCTTTGTAATGCTGGCCCCTGCAAACTGTCCGCCTGTAAGTAGTGCCGCGTCTTTAGAGTTGAGCGTAACTCCTGATCCTGCTGCGAAAGTAATTACACCTGTAGAGTTTTGAATAAAGTTTATTGTCTCGCCGATAGCAAGTGCATCATCTACTGTAATTGTGATTGCAGCGGTTGCATAGACAAAGGTGTTAGCATCTCCGGCAACTATCGACCTAGAACTTGACTGATCGATGACTTTAGCAGGGGTTACAATAGCTACTTCCCATATAGAACCATTGTATTTTGTTAGCAAGCTAGTGCCTGTTAGGTAAGCAAACTGACCATTCACTGGGCTAGTGATTGCAGCATCTCGCGCGCTGCTACTTGCAAAGACCGCGATAACCTGCTGCATTAAGTTATTGTTTATGTCTGAGGCAGGCAGCGTGTTGCCGTTAGCGAATACTTTATAACTCATTTTATGCTTCTTTCCATAGGTCTAGTGTAGTTAGCCAAGTGTCTGAGTCTATGAAGTGACTCACTTTTACCATAGTATAATAATCTAGAATCTCTAACGTGTCCTGAGTGAAGTCCACGCCTATTAGTGTGCCTGGAAGCAGAAAAGCCGCTTCAGTCAAATTGCCTTGTCTGTCTAGTGTTAGCGTTTCTATGTTTTGTACTAGGTCAGTAGGCGATTGGTTAAAAACCGAGCTAGCCCAGCGATCTAGTTCTTGTACGCTTGTAGTGTTTAGACTTACATCTTTCGCGTAAGTTCCATAAAGCGAAATAGAATCAATATTTTCTTGCAGGACGAAAGTGTCCGGGTCAGAAGCAAGCTCTACCCTAAGCGAGTTGAAGACCTCATCGCTGCTAGCTAGTGTGCTTATGTTGGTCATACATAAGTGATTTAGAGTTTCGTGATTATTCCCGATTGTATAAATAGTTTCTTGACCTGATCCAAGTACGTCAATACCGCCTAGTAGTGATTCGTCTAGCCTAAAGTAGTTTGCGCCTACTGGGAAGTCTGGGAGGGTGTTTGGGTCTGGGCGAGGTACAAATACAAACTCCTGAGTTGCAGCATCTATCCAAAACAAGCCTAGTCCTACTTGTATAGCTTCTAGAATTAGATTAGAAGGTATTACCTGTGTAAGGGTTTCTGAGGGAATGCGACCTGCTGCTACTTTGCTTAGGTTGCTTATGCTGATGCCAAATTCGTTAGCAATTATCTCTAGTTGCTCTAGTGGCGATACATAGCCATCAGGGTTTGAGCTATCGAAACTAGCTATTCGAGTATTTAGAAGCTGCTTCATAGAATCAAAAGCAATAACTTGCAGCAGATTTTTACCGTCTATTGTGTAAGTGCCGCCGATGCTATCAACTATGCCGCTCCAGATAATCTTATCTATCTCGCCTTTTACGAGCTTTATTCTTACTGGAACACCTGGGCGAAATGAAGTGTTTTGGGAAGGATCGTAATCGTAGGTTTGCAGGGTAAGGCGCGCTCCTGCAGGTTGAGGCTGGAAGTAAAGCTGATCTTGTATTTGTCCGCCGTTTTCTAGGTTTGCCCTAGCTACTGTGCAGGAAAGATTTTGCCAAGTAAAGCTATTAGTGCCTCCACCGTCTAGGACGTTTTCGCCGCCTAGCAAGCTTTGATCAATAATAAAGGTGTTGCCGCCTGATAGTACTCGCGAGCTGCCTAGTGTGCTAATGCCAATAATGAAAGCATTCTCTGAGCTGTCCGGCAGAAAGAACTCGACCTTGAGATCGTTAGCTATGTCAAAGTTATCTATTGTAGTCATCGGCCAAGTAGGTTTCTGCTGCCCTGGGTTCGTAGGGTTTCGTTGATCTCTCTAATGAGCTGCTGCCCGTCTACGTTAGCCCGGTTGATGTTTATAGTGATGGCGTTGCCAAACTGATCAAAGCGACCCCTGCCGCCCTGAGAGATGCTTCCCTGCCTAGCAAACTCTCCACCGCCTGCTTGCATGTCTGGGGCGAACTTGATTTGGTCTGCCGCTTGAGTTGCCTTATTGCGAGCGCCTAGGAGCTGCGCGATACCTGCAAGCTTCTGACCAGTGTTGCTCTTATAGCGAGCATCTGGCCCACCTAGTAGAAGGTCTAGCCCCTCGAAGGTTTCTTGAGCAAAGACGCTTAGGAATGTTAGCGCCTTGATTGCCTGGACTACTCCATCACCCAACCAGTTGAAGATCTGATCTGAAGTTACTTTGCCGGAGGCTATGCCAAAGGTCTGAGCAAAGACATCTATTGCATCACCGATAGCCCTCATTTGAGTTTGCGCTTCGCCTGCCGGGTCAATGATAGAAGCCCAAAAGTCTTGCACCGCCGGGATAACTGTCTCGAGAATAAACCCTTGAAACGCTTGCATTATAGGCATAAACTTTTCGCCGATTTCTGCGCGAGTGTTCTCTATCTCTGCCTTTAGTATTCGCTGCTGATTAGCTAGCCCGTCTGAGGTGTTTGCAAAGTCTCCGGTAACTCCTGAGGTTTCTTGCATTAGCAAGCTATAGCGCGCTGTGACCTTCTCTGCCTCGGTCATTTGAGTTGTGCCGTCTGTGATTCCCTTTTCTAAGGCGTGAGCTTCTACCGCTGCCGCGCTTAGGTCTATGCCATACATTCTTAGCGGCTCTGATTGCCCTGCTAGTCCTGACTGAAATTTAGCTAGTGCATCTCCTACATCAAGATTGAATACTGATGCAAAGTCTGAACCGCGCTGAGAGATTTCATCAACCACCTGGACTATGTTGCCGCCTTCTCCGGCGATAGTTCCAGCGAAACTAGAGAACTGAGTAGCAATTCCAAACAACTCTGTTTTTGAAAGTCCTAGCCCTCGAGCTGCATTTTCACCTAGCTCTAGAATGCCTGCTGCTGCATCTCCGAAAGATACATCTACTGCGTTAGTGGCTTCTGAGAGATCGCTAGCTGCGTCTATAGCTTTCTTGATTTGGCTAACTGCCAAGACACCAATACCGACACCAATAGCGGCAGTAACTTTAGCTATGTTTGCGCCTACTTTTGCAAACTTTTTTCCTAGGTCTGCGAAACTTGCATTAGCGCCTTTAGTAGCCTTAGAGAGATTTTTGTATTCTCCAAGTATCTCTACATTTAGCACTAAGCTCATTTGGCTCTCCTATGTACCTCAGTTGCAAAAGCTGAATACTCGACTTCTGTAAGTTTGCGATACTCACTAGGGCTAACCCCGGTGGCTATTACAAACTCTGCCATTTTCTTAGCGTGCCTTTCAGCTACTTTTTTACTTTTGGGTCTGTCGCTCCGAGCATGCCTAAGGCTTCTTTTTGGGTGACTGCCTCAGTATCCTCAAATTTATAATTAGGGTTATCTTGCTTCATAGCGACGTAGTAAAGAACTCTGAGCGCCCTGCCCTTAGGCTGACCATCTGCAAAGATTTCGTCTATGCTGCGACCTACTAGCAGCTCTATTTCTTCGACCTGCCCTAGTGTCATTTCATCGAAATTCATCATCTGTGATTCCTTAGAGTTTCGTTTTAGCGGTTTCTGTTTTGATTAGCTTCTCCATTTGACCGAAGTAGTTTTTGTAGATTTCTTCTCTAGTGTAGCCGAGCGCCCTAACAAAGAATGGCTGCGGCCTGATGTGTCTCTTGAACCAACCCCAGTGAATAGGATTAGCGTAAGGAACACCTGAACTAGAGCTCCTATTGTTACCTGCCTTGACCGTAATCTTGCCGCGAGCTGTAGCTCCAACCCTGATGCTGTTACGCAAAGCGCCTGTTCTAACCGGGACTAGTCCGCGCGCCTCATTAGCTACAAGTTCACCAGACTCTTTTCCGGCGTCTTTGATAGCGTCTTTTGGCACTCCAATAGCATCTAAGGCTTTGTTGATTTCCCTTAGATTTTTGACTTTTACGCCCGGTTGAACAGCCATAATTAAGCGGTTACTACCGATACCCCAAAGTACTGATTTGCATCTGCATCGTTAGGAGTAGTAACAACCCTAAGGGTCACCGAGAAGGTTGAAGTCTCGTTAGAGTTTAGGCTTAGCGGAGGAATTTCGTTAAACTTGACCACGCCTGAATAGTGAGGCTGTTCGGTTGAAGCCGCGGCGTTTCCGTTAGGAGCGATTACAAAAGTTGCTGTTGTACCGAAGTTAGCCCAAAGAACGCGATAAAGAGAAGTAGCATCACCTGAAGTAATACCTTCTAGCGCCAATGCCCATTCTCCGCCTACACGCTGCTCGCAGAAGGTTTGAACATCTCCAGGAGCATCTCCTAGGGTTAGCTCTACCATAGTGGCGGCGCAGGCGTACTCAACATCTGCGATTAGAAACTTGATGTTCTCTGCGACAATTCTTGTGTTAGTCATTTCATGACCTTTCTAAATAGTAATTTCTAGCTCGAGTGAGATGTTTGCCGATAGGTATTCAGCGTTATTAGTTTGTAGATTGTAAGGCTCATTTACTCGAATCACTCGAGCGTATCTAGGCATAGCACTTATGACGTTATGAATTGCCTGATCTAGATTTTCCGTAGCTTGCTTATTGGTTGCAGTTGAAGCGATTACAACTAGCTCTAAATTGAGATCGTACTGAGTGCCTAAAGTGCTAGGTGTGAGGTAAGGGCTAGCAGAACTCATGATTACTATCGGCGGCGTTATGCGCTCCGGAACGTAATCTAAAACTCTGATGCCGGCCTCTTCTAGGTCTAGCTTTAGTTCTGCCTTAGAGAGAGTGATTTCGTTTGTCATACTGCGAAACCAACATAAGGCAATAGCAGCGGATAGACAGCCCCCATAGGGTCTTTAGCGACCCTGACGGGTGTTCCATCTAAGCTAGCGAATTGCGCCACTCCATTAGGCGCTGAACGCCTGTGAAATAGCTCTGAGGAACAGATAAGCGTTGCCTGTCTGTGTATCTGATCTGGGACAGCAGTAATAACGCCGACATAGTTGCCAACCTGAGCAGTTCCAGCATCTAGGCAAGATTGTATAAAACTACCTGTTTCGTCTGTCCCTACATAGGCTTGCAGTTCTGCCAGCGTTACTACCGTTGTCATTCAGATTTCCTTAGGCTACGATGTCTAGTTCTACGATTGCCCCGGCGAATGGTGTAGTAATCGCCATGTAACCGTAGACGCTAACTGAATCTGTCAGCGTTGTGATGTCACCATCGGTTAGACGTACTGGAGCGCCTGCAGACTCGAAGGACTGAATTGCGCGGCTGTTAGCCATGTATACCTTGTTAGCGGTCATAGCCGGGTCAACGATTACTGGCATTCCTAGAAGGTTGCCCGATAGTCCAGGAAGGTTAGCAGTTCCAACGTTGTTGACGCCCTGACCGTCTTGTAGGACTACTGGGCGGCCGTCTGAGCCTACGATTGTCATTAGGAACTTGTAGCCCTCAGTGGAGGTAACAATAGCTTCAGGTCGTAAACCAGTTCCCTCGAAGATCTTAGAAGCGCCATCAGTGATACCACCGATTAGTGCCGCTAGAGTTCCTGCAGAGATGTCGAAGATTTTCCCGGTCATAACTAGGGCTTCAACGTGTGCAACAAACGCCGCGTTAGAAGCGTTTGCATAAGCAATAGTTAGCGCCTGGAATACGGTGTTTAGGTAATCAACGGTTGATCGCTCGATTGTCTGCTTAGAGAAGCTTGTGTAACCGCCATAAGTCTTGACTGGAGCAGAAGTGTTAGCGATTGTCAAGTTACCGAAAGAAAGCGCCTCATTCTCTGGGTCTTGCTCGCCGACTACCAAAGTGTTAGCAGTTACTGAAGCGTACTCAACTGCAAGCCCGGTTCCCGGAAGTGCTGCTCTAGAGAACGCAGATAGCGCCGGGCGGTTATTGTCGATTAGGTTGTTGATCTGACCAACAAAAGCGGCAGTTGTTACGGTGTTTGCGCTAGTAGAAGCTGCGCGAGCAAGCTCAATAGCTCCGGCGTCACCGATTAGCAGTTTCTTAGCGAAATCTCCCTGTGAGCGGATTTCTGAGCCTGCAACTTTAGGGGTTGATGCTGTAAGTCCTGCTTCGACTACCCGGCGCAATTCAGCCATTTCGTCTTGCACAGAACGAACGTCTAGTTCAATGTTTTCTGACATAGATTTTCTTTCTTCTGTTTGGGTTTCGATAGCCTCAGAATCTTTCTGATCTTCTCTAACCTCGGTTATGTTTG